GTGAAGATAGCGTCGGAATGAAAATTACCCCTTTCATTGGAGTCCGACGCCAGAGCCGCCATTAATGCAGGCGGAGCACGGCCATCCGGTTTCTACAGCTCATCCGGGTGCTGATGTAAGAGTTGACTAATGCAGTTAAATTAGCAATGCGAGAGCTGACATACCCTCAGACATGAGGGTATCCAAGGAAGCCCGAGCGGACTTCTCAAGGTAAGCTGTTGCAACGTCAATGCCCCCTTTAATGAAAGAAGGGCGTTGAGAGGTTGCATGCTCAGCAGCCGCAATAGCGGTTCTGTTGGGCACCGGGGGTGTCTTCTGGAGTTGCGCAATGGCAGTACCAGTTTGCCCGGAAGCTACAGTGAACTCAACGTTCATAACTATTTCAGCAGTCAGAAAACCAATGGCGGACGTAATGTCGCTACCATTGACCTCGACGACTAAGGATGTCCAATCAAAGTTACTCATGGTCGTGGTGTAATCGGCAATGGGCCGGAACAAGTGAGCCGAAGCTCCCATGGGTTTAGAAACCCAGGCATGTTCAAAGCCGGCTGCCAACGTGCTAACCACAGACTCGGTCGCTTGCATTGATCCTTTGGTATATGTACCAGACACTAACGGGGCAGGGTCGGTGGACATAATCACCAGGCCTTTGGCCGTTGTTGCCGTCATCGCGGAGCGTATAATCACGCCAAACGAAGTGATGCGGAATTCCTTTGCGTTGCCGCTAATGAAGGCTGCACCTCCTTGGTCAATCCATGCCGCAGTGTTCGTCCACGTAGTGGAGACAAGTGTGGCATAGTTGAGTTGGGCCAGCGGATTTGGGACAAAGGTCTGCCTAGCGCAGCCTGTTGTGCCATCAGCGCCGACCGTAACAACGGTTCGGTATTGATAAGGGATAGTGGGTGGGCCTCCATCGGGTCTTTGAGACCCTCGTGCGTGGACGCAGAAGGGGTCGGTAATACTGCATGTTGCCATGAGGTGTCCTTGCTTTCTTGGTAAAGCTCGTGGGACAGAGCTAACTTGCCTAGACGAAGGCATAGTAGTATTGCCGCCAGCACGACTAGCTGGACGCTTCTTTCCTTGTTTAACAGATTTCTTGCCATTCTGCTGTTTCTTGCCTTTCGCCATCTTGTGAAAGTGCCTATACCCTGTTTTACACCGCAGATATAATTGGTGTCTACCGACTTATTCGTCGCGCTCAACTAGCGTGTCAATCAGTGGCCAACTAATTGCCGCAGGTAGGCAGGTGACTGTCGATAGCAATTCCTCAAAGTGTCTCTCCAAAGACGCATTCAGACCGTAACGTTCCTCGATAAAGGCGTAAGTCTCAGGACACGCCTCATGCATGTCCGTCGCTAACATCTTGTATCGGAATGGGTTAGAGTCTGCGTCAGATGCTACACCAAGGCGTCGGTGGGCCTCGATGAACTGACGGAGGAAAGGGATGTGATGTGTCGTTTCCAACAGCGAGGTAGCTGCACCATACACATCAGGGGGTGCATTACTGATTGTCCAACCGAATCGTTGAAGGGTCCTGCCGATCTTAGGCCCGAAAACGATGCCGTCAGCGGTTGGATAGGGTATGTTCGAAGCGAACTCAATCTCAGCTAAACTGGTCGTCATACAGCCGGACACTGGCAAACCGATTTCATCGCTCGTTTCAACAAACGAGTCCCATGAAACCTCCAGATCCGGGTGCAGCACCAGCATCCCATCATCTCCCTTGATGAGGGCAGCATAAGTAGTCTCCCCAGGTTCGCCTAATGAATGCACTACGCCCGCCGTGTTAACGACGAAGCCTCCCCATGCGGTCATGTTGCTACCACTAACTTGGGACGGGTCCTCGGACTCGAACGTGATAGGCATGCCCTGAATTGCACCCTTCAGACAGTGCAATTTTCGATTCATTTGGACAAATTCAGGGGGTGCTCCGGCCCCGCGTAAAACAAGAGATTTGAGAATCATGGAAAACCTCTCCTGATTCTTCTCAAAGCGACGTCTGTCAAAAACAATGACGCGCGCCGGTCGTCCAGGTCGGGAAAAGGTAGTGATGCCATCAAGCAACCACTTCCCTACTTCCTCCCCTGACGCCCCTGAATCCCAACTGATCCAGGCTTTGAAGTTGACAGGGAAACGTTTCTTATAAACATTACCCTGGCACCACATCCGACGTCCAAAATACCAATTAGCCCTGGGCGTGCAAGCCATCACCATGCGCGTGTCCGCGGTCGGTGCCACACCGGCTATTGTAATTGTACCCGTCTTTTCTTGCTTCACGATGCCTGACAATCGCAGGTCTTTTTCGCATAGCGGTTCAGTCAATAGACTGTCCCTCGCTTTCAGTAGGTTTTCACGCGTCGCTTTTGGGAACCTACTTACCCAAATCTCATCCGTCCCTGCGTTAAGATTACGCAGCTCTCCGAGAATAAACCGATTCATAATGGACCCTTCGTAGCCCTTGTTACCCATAGTCTTGGCAAAAATCTTAAACCAAGCTAACGGCACGGGCTGTGCATCGAGGGGCGCAAGTGAACGACTAGTCAAACCTTGTAAGGCGTTGGTGAACGTCTTTGCCACGTACGACGGAGTGCTTTCTTGGATAGCGATTCCGTGGCAGACAAGACCTCTACGTTCCAGGGCCTTAACATCTGGTTGATGGTTATCGGCGTGGATCTTGATCTTGCAACCAGCGCGCAGATCCGTTGAGGTCCGTTTAGGCACTGAGGCAGGGGTAAAACTAGGTGGTTTCCCGAAGTGGAGGGTTCTGCCGGTCGGTCCAGGCATGAGGTTGCTTCTAAACGACTTCCACTGCTCAGCCTCGGCCGAGCGGTGAGAAACAACAGACTGGTAATGCGACCATCCGCACGCTGAGGCGCAGACAAAGGCAGGGACTGCTATAAAAGGATGTGCAATGGTTCCTAACACGGCCAATTTTCCCAATCCCAACAGGGTGTAATCCCATCCATAATAATGAAGGGGTACCAAGGTCGAGATTGCCACGGTGGTGGTGGCAGCAACCGCCTTCAAACCAAGAACGTACGCGGGTTCAAAATCAAGAACGCGCGAATGGAGGTGGAAGAGGCGGCGGAACACTCGGAGAGGTGTCCCAAGAGCAACCGTTTCAAACTCAACGTGCAGAATGAGTGCACAGACCGTGGCATAAATGGCCGCTTTTGGGGCCATATCTGCTGGGTAATTGAGGTTGGGGAGGGCGTTCTTTGCTCGGGCCAGCAAAAGCTGGTACAAGGCGGGTGTACGGACCTGGCCGGTTGCGGCGAGGGCCAAGGAGCCAACCAACCCGCGGGGTAGCGGGATGAATTCACCATTGCCCATTTCAAGGCCGAAAAGGCCATAGAAAAAGACAGCTCCGGTGACCGGGACGTACGCCAATTCCGTAGTCGGGGACCGAAGTTCACGATTCAACGTGGTGGCAAAAGCCAAGGAGTGTCCAATCGGTGAGACGTCCTCATGAGCTGTGTCAGTGATGTCCAACACAGGTGGTGTGTTAACATTCACTGCATTGCCTGAGAGCAATTCAAAGTGGTAAACCAAGGTATCGCCAATCTTCTCGAGGACGTACCAATGAAGATGGTACGGCTTACCCTCGATCGTGACATTAATGAAATCACGAAACAGCCAGTGCATCGCACCATGTTCATAGACATGGTCGTCACCATCAGCTTGACAGCGGATGGAAGCGTTACCAGTATAATGGTAAGCGACTGTTTTGTTGCAGAGGCGTGCCGAAGCCTGAGTAAAGTTGTGATGGGTCGAAAATGCGTGGTAAACGCCTAAACGAACCATATGCTCAACAAGTTTCTCAGGTTCCTCATAGTAAAGTGCATGGGTGAAATTCAAAGCATCGATCGGTGTATCTTGCGCATAGTCCGCGAGCGTTACGGGGTAGTAACGGATTCCAAGGGAATCAGCCTTGAGCTGGCGGGAGCGGTCGTTAGGAACGATGTTTGGGATAAGATGCAATAACTGAATATTGAGTCCAAGATACCCGATGCTCTCCTGCATACGGGCAGCGTTCGAGTAAACGTCCATCAATACGGCACCATTACCGCACACGTCGATGAATTTCTTCAAGACAACATGCTCACAGGCCAGCCGCTCGACAGCAGCTGCACCATGCTTGTTAATGCGTTTAACTCCTGAATTCGGAACGGCATCCAAACCCAGACCTCTAACATACGTGAGATCACTCTCAGACATACGGAAGGGGACTTTAATGATCGTCATATTGTTGGCGGACATCATTTATGTATTCAAAGTTTTAC